CTTTTAAATCCTCAACATACGTATATAAATGTCTAGGCTCGCAACTATCCCACTTATTATTCGTGTATAAAATTAAATATGCTTCTTGATGTGACGACCATTCAATTTGTGTTTTGCTATGTTCAAACCAATAACTGTCATGAACTTGATGATCGTTAAAATTAGCAACTATTTGGTCAACTATTTTCTTCTTTTTATTTTTGTTCACTTGTTACCCCCTTACCATATAAGTCTTTTAATGGTAGTCTCTTTACCCTCGTCTTTGACTATATACCTAAACATAGGTGGGGTATGCTCTTCCTGTTCAAGACAATCACGATTTATCATAGCGTTTTGCTCGCTACTATGTGATGAATGAAGTTGCCAAACATCCTCAGTTTCGTCAACTCTTTGCCTTAGCACTTTGTAGCGTAAGACTTTTTCATCATGATAATGGTTACCTTTTTCGTCGACATATACTCCGTCTTCTACTTTGGTAAATTTACCTTGTGGGTGAAATACAATTTTCATAGTTAATCTCCTATATTAAATTTAACTATAAATAATATAAAAAACATCAAATAGATGGTAAAGGAATATCACGTAATGAGTTAAAGATAAAAAAGAGCCATAACAACCATATAATCCGCACTACTATGCGTTGCTTATCAGTCATTTATCCTGTGTAGTATTTCTTTTTTCTTTTTTCTACCAGAGTATTAGCCCAAGCTTTTACTACTGCGTCATGTATAAAATTTATAAGACTATGTGCTGAGCGATGAGTAGTAAAGTCACCTCCGTCAGCACTGTCACAATGCAGTAATACATATCTACCGTCAAGGTAGAATACTAGTTTAGTGCTTTGACTAAAGTCTGGGCATTTATCTACTAACTCTTTAGTTAAAGGCGGAGAAACGAGTAAATGTTCTCCTGGTTTATTCGGTAAGTCTAATACAGCTTTTAATAATAATTCTTTACTGTCTTCTATGTTCATTTTTTATCCTTATTTATAAATTTATATCTACTCTGGATATTGGGAAACTGTTTAAAAGTTTCTATAAGTCTATCCTGAGTTACTTTACCAAATTTAGTAAAGTCATCTAAAAAAGCTTCCTCGGGCTCAATACCATGAGCCCTTAGATTTTCTAACGTTTCGGCACGTGTCCTACTAGCCATTAGTCTAACAATACCATATAAGCGTCAGGCTCATTAACTTTAAACCAGTCAAGACCTATACGCACGCTATCGTAGTCTTCTAATAACTCGCTACCTTTTACCCAGTCATACACAGCTACTGCGTCTGGTTGTAAGGTAACACCCGCACCAGTATATGGATTTTTTACCATTACTGGTGCGGTGTCTAGTATTTTTACGCCTTCAGGTATTTCCCTAGCCATTATTTACGGTACGTGTCCATCCATGCGGAAGTAATATCCATAGCTTCACGCTTACTTAGTTCAGGAAATAATTCCCTTAACATACTAGGCGCACCGAACATATTCATACCGTCACGCATAGTGTCGAGTAAATCAAAATAACCTTGATACTCGTGTTTTTTATTATTATTATTTTCTTCAGTCTGCATTTTTAGATACCTCTCTATATGCTGCACTTTTACCGAAAAAGCCTAGCTTTTCAAGTAGTCGTGCTATTATGTTTAAATTAAACCTGCCAGTATCTCCATTACAGTCGCCCATACTTATCTGCATAGGGTCGTCGATAATGACTAGGTCGTTACCAGATAATTCGAAATCAAGACTGTCTACATAATCTTTTACTAAAGCCTGACCTTTTTTAAAGACTTCAGGGTCTCTAGTTCTGTAAACCATATCATACATTTCTAAGTCATCTCTGACCATACTAGGCTCTGGTTGCATACCTAGTATTCTAATACCGTCAGGTATTTCGTCTTTGTTAAGACTCATAGTTATCCTCCATAAATAAATTAATAACTTTAAAAGTATTAACGGGATCGTTATGATGGTAAAGCATATTCATAAAAGAAAATTTGGTTCTTTACCCTTGTTAAATTTTTTATAGCAATTAAGACATACGTCTTTAGTGTGATACGGCTCATCCTTATCAATTTTAGTTGTATATTTAGTCCACACTTTAATTTGATTTTTACCGACAAATGTAGGGACTATACGCTCCCTACACTCATCGCACCTAATAGGTTTATTAACCACTGACAATCTCTAAGGTTTTAATTTTATTGATGTCATAGTTAAGGTCGGTAGCAGTATAAAGACCCGTAAGTAGAGCCTCTTTTACTGTTTTACCGTTGACGGCTTTAACTCTAGCGTTATTGTCGTCACTGTTGGCTTTTTTACCTGTAGCCTTTAGTTTAGCATCAGGGTGAAATTTACCGTACCTAATATTGCTATTAGTTTTGGCTTCTTTTACTTGCGTTTTCACAGACGCGAGTTTTTTTGCTGTAGCTTTTTTTGCCATAGTATTAGCCCTCCTGGGCTGGTTTATTAAGTTACAGGGTTAGTATAGGTATGATCTAAAGTAAAGTAAAGCATAATCAAAAAATAATTATACGCCCAGTGTGACAGTAAATGCTATAGGAGGTCCTGATGCGGGCACTCACTGTCAAAAAACATCTCCCACTGAGCAAAGAGACTATAATAATACCGCATCAGTCCAATTTTAATTTATATGACTTTCTATAAAAGAATCTTGATTTTTAAGTTTATCTGTTATGCTCTTATCGTGTGCTGTTATACTTAAACAACACCGTACCCCACCCTTGATAACTCTAAAACCTAAATTCATAAGTCTAGCCATCTCGGTTTCCATGTCTTTATCAAGGCATTTATCTGTATTGCTTAACTGACCTTTAATATATTTTTCCCAGCAGTGCCACGGATGACCATTATCTGGATCTTTTATAATTACACTTATAACACTTACATATTCTTTATCTTCTATATTCATTTTACTCTCCTTATATATAGCACTGAGTGTCCTAGATTAGCTATCTTATTATGCAGGTCACTTGTAAGAACCTGGGACCGCCCGAGCGTCACACACATCTAGGTCGATTACGCCATCACTCAGTAAACAGCTTTTGGATGGCAGTCCTCCAATTAGCCGAAGTTAAAACGAGCTAAAACCTCGGCTTAAATAATGACTGTAGTTTTTCGTAATCATCATCACTTACGTTTTGTAAGTGTGGTAATTTTTCTATTTTGTTACTCTTACGTCTACCGCATTTAGTACATTCAAGAACGTCACTAAGTGTGCCGTCTTTATTTATACTATAACTATTAGCCCAATCACATTCTACTGTCATTACGCTTCTCTGCTGATAATTGCATTAACTCAAGATGATTACTTACTACCATCTCAATAATATTTAAAGCAACGTATGTTGATAACCCCTCGTTAGCGTTATCTTCTTTATCTAAATTACTATTAACTATCTTTTTTATAATATTAAGACTGCTAATAATATCTTTTCTAAGTTCTGTATCCATAGTTTTCTCCTATAATATATGGCGGTGGTCACGGGAGTAAGGTCGCTAGTTTGCATACTCTTTGACATGTCTACCCAACAGTAACCACCTAAGTTATAAACCATCTAGTCTCGCCACGCATCGTATTTTAACTAGTATCTTAGCCTACCCTTATTTGACTGATCAACCGCCTGCTTTGTAGGTAGCTTATAACCTAAAATTAATATAACTATGATCCGTTTGAAGGTAAAGGATAATCAAAGTTTTTTATATCTATACTATAATTGTCTATTTGTCTAGCTAGTATAGTCTCATCTGGTATGTGAGTGCTTTTATAAGCTTCGTTAGTATGTGATTCTTGTAAGGTAAATTTTTTACTTATGCTTCCGTATTTACCTGCGTTAGCTTTTCGTATAGCTTGTTCAGGGCTGTTAGCTTGTACTGGGTAAAAGTCAACTTCTATATGCGTGAATGGCACATAGTAAGTTTTTAGTTTAGGGTTATCACTTACGAGTGTAAGTATAGGTTTGTTTTTCATTATTACTCCTTATAGGTTTATATATTATTAAAACTTACATCCTTAACATAGTAAAGCTTAATCGTAAGCTCCTAGTAACCAGAACACTAATAGATATCTATCTCCTTTACCCACTTTTAGACCACGGTGCATGTGGGTAAAACTAGGGAAAAATAAAGCATGACCTCGTGGTAATGGTGGTACAATGCCCCTACCATGAAACTCAGTTCCGCCACCCTCGTAGTCACCAGTATTTAAAGGAACTACTACCGATATGTCGGCACTGGCGTCGTGGTGCCATTCACCTTGCTCTCTTTTAGCTAGATTATAGTTAGCTAGTTGTATTGAATTATATTTAAGGCTGTAACGTTGCCACACTGCGGTAAATAAAGGATTCATATGGTTAAGTGCTACGCTATGTAAGTTTGAGGCTATCTGGGGTATGTTATCTTGCAGAGTTATTTCAGGTATTTGCCTTAACTCATCTTCATCATCATTTTCTCTAAACCCTAAATACAACTCCATGTTTTTTATTTCATCAAGCATCATATCACAAAAGTCTTCAGTAAACAAAGGCACTGAGTAAACGTCAGGTAGTTCTTGTTTTATATATTCTTGTAAAGGTATATTTAGTTTTTTAGTGCCGTCGCCCGAGTGAAATTTTATAATTTCTGGCTCAGCATCTTGTAACATAGCCAACGTAGTTTTATTAATCATCCAGTCTGACTGTATGGCTAACATAGTATTTTTTATTCTATATGGTTTTGACCTATCCATTTTCTCTCCTCAATGTAATATAGGTAGATTAGTTTCCTCATTTAACTCACCAACTATATCTATCACTATTTTTGAATTTATCGATACCGCAGCATTGCTTAGCATTTCTGCTTCTTGTTTAGCTTCGTTATAATCAAAAGCAAAAATATATGGTCCACTAAATGTTTTCTTTTCCCCATTTTCTCTAGTTATGGTAAACGTAGTTATCCATACTCGTATGTCTTTACCTTTCATTTATTTTTTAACTTACTGATCTTAGGTTGTTTTTTCGGTTTAGTACCAAATATTTTTACCCAAGCCTCCTCATATTTTTTACTGTCTTCTGGTCTTCTTTTACTACCTTTACTCATCTATCTCTGCCTCGCCCTCTATTATTTTGCCTACAGGCAATATACCACCTGTGTCATAGTATAGTTGTTTCATACGTTCAAGCACTTCCTCTTTTGACATAGTCTCTACTTTATTAACCACTAGTTCACTACGGTTAATGTAAAGTCCTGCTGCTTTACCCCTAGCAACTTCCGCAGTAACCGCAGCAGACCATGCACCATTACGCATAGCCCCCTCACGTATGTCTTTTAAATCAGTTAAGTGAGTTGATAAATCTAAACCTACCTTTTTAGCAGCACGTTCTTGTAAAGCTTGTATCCTTTGTTTTACTAATGGGTTAGCATCAGAATCAAGTACATACCCAGCACGTTTAGCATTCTTTTCGCTGTACCCTGCGTCAAGTGCAGCATCTTTTTTACTCATGCCTTTAGCTACGTTCTGAGCGTATTTTTCTTGCTTGGGCGATAATTTCTTTTTTGGTTTCATAATACTTTTTAGAGTACTCCTTATATTTACTAGGGTTTTTAGCGTATCTTTCTCTAGCCTTTCTGTTTATTTTTTCTTTATTATCTTGAAAATATTGTTTTTGTTTAATTTCTATAGCTTTCTTTTGATCTTTTGTTAATTTAGCCTGTCGTTTTTTATTTTGTTCACTGGCATAACTTACTTCATGATGTTTATTATATTCTTCTGTAAACGCCTCTAAACCCGCTATAACAACTTTAGCTTCGTGTTCGTTTCTATCTCGTACATATTTTTCATGGTTAGCTTCCGCTATAGCAAATATATCTGGGTCAACGTGGTAGTCATCAACTGCGAATCTACCGTCACCTATGACATAACTTTCGTCATGTTTAATAGAGCTTTCTACTTTAGTTAAACCTCTCGGTCCACCTGCCCAGCCGTCTAAGTCTTTATAAACATTTTTATAGGCATCCATATTCCTTAAAGTCATGGCTCTTTTTAAACATTTGTCAGTGCAGTATTTACGTGCTTTACTCGGCACGGGGTTTTTACACTCTGGGTTAGCACAGCGTAAATATGATACTACTTCGTTCTCCATAATCTTAATATTTTCTTACCCTCATGATACACGCTACGGGTCACGAATGTTTTATCATTACGTTTACCGTATATACTAGCAGCACCACGCACTCTTCTTAAGTGTTTGTTATCTTCAGGGCATATATCCATGTGGTCACCTACGTCAAGTTTATAAAAATGGTAAACCTGAGGTGCAGTTTCTGACCTACTAGGTATAGGTATTTGGGTGTCATTTTCCATTTACGAGTATATGTCCTCCTTTCCAGAAATAACCATTAGTTTTACTAGTGTGTGGTCTTGTAAATACATATATAGTTTCAGGGTTGAGCCTGTCGTCTATACTATTACATGCCGACTCCACTGAAGCTTCATCATAACATATAACTTCACTTCTGTTATCTAGTGAGGTAGTGCCGTAGCTTACTACCCATACTGTTTCTTGATTTTCCATATATAAACCTCTTATTAATATATTACCTATATAATACCTACTGATTATAAATCAGTAAAGGATAATCGTATCTTATTTTTAAAAGGTTTTAAGCGTATGAATTTTAAGGTAAAGGGTATATACCTAATTTATTGATCAAACGCTTAAAACGGCTTATATTAAACAGTAGGCTTTGATGCCCTAGTTATATACCCTAGCTTAATATCGTATTTTATGTCGTTAAGTGTGAGTCTAGTTTTATCTAGAACTTCCTGTATAGTAGGTTCACCCTCGTAGTTTTTGAGTCTGTCTTTATTATTTTGACTCATAGGCATTTTATCTGTTCTAATAAGTGTTTGACTAGTGTCGTATGGATCACGACCACGTACAGTCTTACAATAATTATTAGGTTTTGGTATATCTATTTTAGGTGTCTGTCTGTATCTGTTTGACATATCTTCCTCCTCCATATCAACAGCTTTTTTCATTAGTATTTTGTATAAAGTCTTTTGACCAGTTTTAATATCTTCAAACTTTTTAGTTTTACCAGTGTGTGCTTTATACCATTTTTCAGCTTCATGCACGGGTAAAGCTGGTGCCATAACATCAGGGTCTCCTATAGCTATACCACCACCTTTAACTTTATGCATTTCACTCATGTCAAACTTCACTACCCGACTAGGATAGTCAGGTAGGAAGTAAACAAAAGTTATACCGCTAGGCATTATGCAGCTTTTGCGTAATCTAAAGCTGTAGTCATAGCTTTAGTTTTTAAACTAGCTCTAGCCCCAAACCAAGCGTTATGCATTGCTGCGTCACGGTCGTGTCCCCATTTATGGTCAACTACAAACGTTACAGCATTCATAGCACCCCACCACGTACCTGAGCTACTTTTTAAATTAGCTCCTGGTTGTTGCTCGAGTGCTTCATATACTTTACTAGGAGCACGTTGAAACTCATCAAGCATAGTAGCACGAGCTAAATATGTTTTTTCAGTTTTACTTTGCTCAAGTAATTTTTGTTGCATAGCTAGTTTAGGTTGCATTAAATCAGCAATGTAAGAAACTACAGTATCTTTATTATACTTTTTAGTACATAAAAACTCTGCTGCTTCTTTGTATTCTTTCATACGGTTACTTGCTAAACCTAATGCATCTTCAGCGGTTTTAATTAAGTCTGCATCAAACGCCCTAGTATGTGGCATTTTAAAATGTGGCTGAGTTCTATCAGCTAATGCCATACTTAAAGTGTTATTACAAACTACCCTTATAGGCGTAAACCTAATCTCGTTAGATTTACCCCACTCGTGACTTACAGACACAAGTAAGTTGCCTAATACCCTGTCGTCTCCAGGAAGCGTAAAGCTTTCATCAACTTTAGCTAAACCCCATATTTGACGACCGTCTTTTAAAGACCCTGCAGTTTCCATAGTCATTTTACCAGCGTCGGTAAACTTCTTAAAAAACGTAAAAGCGTCTTCGTTTTGGGTAGGTATAAACTTTGGTCCACATGGTCCAAAGATTGTGTTATCACTATCTCTTACGAGTAGCGAGTGGTTAGGTGCCATGATTAAGTCTTCCGACTTATCTGGGTCAGCGTTGTCATAAGTAAATATTTCACGCTTACTGACTGACCAATCAAGACCAGCCTCAACTAACATTTCCTTAGGTGTCAAATTACTATCAACTTGTACACCAAGCCCATGCCAAGGTACTTCACCTGCATAAGCCATTGATTCTACGGCTGCTGCCATATTACCCTCCTCAAAGGTTAGTTTAGTGTTAGCTAACCTGTTTAGCTAACTACCTAATATTAAACTATAGGTCATTAATGATTAAAAGCATCATCTAAAAATAAATTAGTTTACGCTTGATGTGTCGTATTTACCTTTTATAAGGCGTATATTTTGATCGTTAAGCCAAGCTCTAAGTAGGTTACTTCTTTCTTTAGTAGTAAGGTCAGGTGTGTGATCTATCTCATATTTTTTATCCATATATGTTTTATATCCTGCGTAGTAATCACCTTTTCCTAACAGACTAAATCTGACAATCTGCCACGATCGTTGTTTAGTTATATTGTACTTGATACCAATCTCTTCTAGGGTCATGTGATCTTTCCAGTAGTGTTTGTAAATATCAGAATACATTTGATCTTTCTCTGTACGT